CGCAGATCCAAAGCCTGACCGCTTTTTTTCAGGAGAACGTTCCGCCGCGGGCGATGCAGTCATTTGACAGCGTACTGGATGAAATGAAGTTCATCCCCGCCGCGAAGGATTACGGGCTGGGGCAATATCGCCAGGCAGTTATTCGGTATGACGCAGTTCTGAGCTGGGCGCGTTTTCCCTATCGCCTGTGTCCGCCGCAGTTACTTATGTCCTTACTGGCGGCGTGGCTGGACGATGCAGACAGAGACCTGCTGGATGAAGTCGGGCTGAGTGAAGCCGAACCTGACTGGGATGTGTCGGTGGAAGATGAGGAAACCGCCACTGTGGTGCTGACCGTTCCGATGGCGGAAGAACTGGTGATCAGGCAGGACGAAAACGGGGCTATTCCGTGGCGTGGTGAACGCTGGTCACTGGCAGATCCTGAAATCTGGACGGCGTTAACTGCCAGCATTTTCAGTGTGGATGAAACCGGGGCGCCGGTGAGCGGGGAAATATGATAGCCGGTGGCGAGCTGAATAAAAAACAGCTGACTGAATTACGTAAGGCACTGGCCAGTATGGAGTTGCCACCGCAGAAGCGCCAGCGGCTGATCTGGCGTCTGGCGAAATATGGCGTGATTGCTGCTGCAAAAAGACATGTTCGTAACCAGGAATCCCCGGACGGCCAGAAATGGCCGGGACGTAAGACAAAACGCAAAGGGAAGATGCTGCGTAACCTGCCAAAGCTGCTTCATATCCGCGAAATGCCTGAGATTCAGGCCGTACGGATCTATTTGCAGGGCGGCGGGTACCGGAACGGGGAAGCGCCGGTTCCGGCAGGAACCGTAGGTTATGCGCAACAAAACGGAATGCGGGTAAAGGTCAGCCGCAGAAGTCAGCCACGTAAGGCGGACGCCGGAAAAATGGCGACACCTGCCCAGGCTAAAAAACTGCGTGCGCTGGGGTATCGGGTGAGAACCGGAAAACGCTGGAAAAAGCCCACGCTGGGCGATATCACGCGGACGATGCCATACAGCCAGGCCGGATTACTGATTCGAAAGCTGAGTGGTAAAGCAGTGAAAACCAGCTGGACAGTGGATCTTCCTGCCCGCGTATTTCTGGGCATGAATGACGATGAATTTGATAAAGCGCTGGCGCGTCAGCTTCAGGCTATAGGCTTTGGCTGGAATGTAAAGGCGCAGGATATTAAGGGGAAAACATGACCTGGCCAACCGTGACCGTTAACCAGGTAAACCAGTTACTGGGTGAAACCAACGAGGTGGAGCGCACGTTGCTGTTTATCGGTACGGGTACCAAAAATGTGGGTAAAACGCTGGCTGTTAATGCACAGAGTGACTTTAACGCACTACTGGGCGAGGGGAACAGCCCGTTAAAAAGCGATGTACTGGCGGCAATGGCGAACGCCGGCCAGAACTGGTGGGGATTTGTTCATGTACTGGCCGCAGACAGTGAGCCGGGCGCGTGGGTGGATGCCGTCAAAGCTGCACAGGTTTCCTGCTCGGTGGAAGGCGTGGTGCTGTCGGATGATGTGGCGGCAAAAGAACAGATTAACCAGGCGGCAACGCTGAGATCTGAACTGATTGCGCAATACGGGCGCTGGGTGTGGTTCATCCTGGCGGTTCAGGGAATGCAGGAGGATGAAGCCCAGGCGGATTACCTGAAACGTCTGTCCACCCTTCAGCAGGGTATTGCAGAGAAAGCGGTTCAGCTGGTTCCGCGTCTGTGGGGGAATGAACCGGGCGTGCTGGCCGGTCGCCTGTGTAACCGGGCGGTGACGGTTGCTGACAGTCCGGCGAGGGTGAAAACCGGGGCGTTGCTTAATCTGGGCAGCGATGAACTGCCGGAAGATGGCACCGGGAAAACACTGGAGCTGGCCACCCTTAAAGCGCTGGAAGCGCAGCGCTACAGCGTGCCGATGTGGTATCCGGATTATGACGGCTTTTACTGGGCTGACGGACGTACGCTGGATGTGGAAGGGGGTGATTATCAGTCCATTGAGACGCTGCGTATTGTGGACAAGGCCGCCCGTCGTGTCCGCCTGCTGGCTATCGGTAAAATTGCCGATCGTTCGCTGAACAGTACGCCGGGCAGCATCGCGGCACACCAGACGTTGTTTGCCCGCCCACTGCGCGAAATGTCCACGGCGGCCAACATTAACGGTGTGTCGTTTCCGGGAGAGGTGAAGCCGCCGCAGGATGGAGATGTCTCTATTGTCTGGAAGAGCAAGAAGGCGGTGGATATTTACATTGTGGTACGCACGTATGAAGTGCCGCTGCAAATCACTATCAGCCTGTTACTGGATGCCAGTCTGGAGGCCGCAGCATGACCAAACGTATTTCAGGCATGTCATTTGATGCCTACATCGATGGTGAACTGATCCATATAGAAAAAATTTCGCTGGATATCACGGATAACAGCGCCGCCGCCCAGACCCGTGGTGTGCCGGACGGCCATGTTGATGGTGATGTGGCCGCAGAGGGAGAAATTGAAGTCAGTTCTAAAGTGCTTCAGGTACTGACAGCCAAAGCCCGCGCCGCAGGTTCGTGGCGAGGTATTGAACCGCTGGATTTTCTTTTCTACGCCAAAGCAGGCAGTGAAGAAGTGAAGGTCGAGACGTTCGGCAATAAATTGCAGTTAAGCAATCTGCTGGATATTGATCCAAAAGGCGGCAGCGTATCCACGCACAAAATTAAATACTTCGTGACCAGTCCGAAGTTCGTCAACATCAACGGGGTTCCGTATCTGGAAGCGGAAGCTACGGAAAATCTGATCGGGTAAGGAAAAGGGATGCAGGACTACGAAAAAGGGTTTATTGCGCTGGCAATTATGGGGGCGCTGATTGCCCTGGGCAAGATGCTGAACAGTGACGAGCCGATCACGGCACGTCTGGTTCTGGGGCGTGTCATTGTGGGCAGCGCGTTATCAGTAGCGGCAGGGGTGGCGCTTTACTTCGTACCGGATATCCATCCGCTTGCGCTTGCCGGCATTGGTTCAGCGTTGGGGATTCTTGGCCTTAATGGTGTTGAAGCCTGGCTACGTAAGAAAGGGATCGGTTTTCTGGGGAAGGGGGCTGACAAATGACACTGAGTGAAAAACAGCAGCTGTTTACCGTTATGGTGGCAAATCTGATCCACTGGGCAGAAGAACACGGCTACCGGCTGACGTTCGGGGAGGCGTACCGCACGCCGGAACAGGCGGCGCTGAACGCGAAAAAGGGCAGCGGTATTACCAACAGTCTGCATACACGGCGTCTGGCAGTGGATTTTAACCTGTTTGTTAACGGCCAGTACCAGACCCGCACAGAGGATTACCTGCCGCTGGGCGAATACTGGGAGTCACTGGGCGGCAGCTGGGGCGGGCGCTTCAAATCCAGGCCGGATGGTAATCATTTCAGTCTGGAACATGACGGGGTTCGCTGATGGATCGTGTGGTGGCGGGCTGGCTTATGACTGTTGTTCTGGCCTTCTGGGCAGGGTGGAAGGCGGCTAACTGGCAGCGTGACAGTATCGATCTGGCCATCAGCCGGTCAGCCAGCGCTACCGGGGAAACGCTGGCGAGCATGGCCAGTGAATCCGGGCGAAAACTGGAAGAACAACTGGAGGCTTTGAAAAATGCACCGCCGCGTGAAATTCGTACGGAGGTGGTTAAACCGGTGTTTACTAACGTGTGCCTGTCTGACGACTTTGTCCGCATGTACAACGACGCCGCCGCCAGTACCGAACGTGCGTTATCAGGAAAACCTGAAAACTAAATGTGTCACGCAGCTGCCGCACCTGAAAGGGACTATGGGTAAAGATGCTGCGGAACTGTTGAATGCGTATCTTGAAATTTATGGTCAGTGCGCAGCACGCCATAATCAGTTAATAGATGAAATTAATCGTAGAGAGAGTCTTTTATATGGAAAAAATTAAACTGTGTGTCTGTGGGACTGATATTATTTTTGAACCAAATCAGACCGCCTATAACAAGTTTATTAATGAAATGGCAATGGACAATAAAGTGGCACCTGCGCATAACTACCTGACGCGTATTGTTGCAACGGAAAGCAAGGAAGCTTTAGCTGAAATATTAAAACGTCCGGGCGCTGCGCTTCAGCTTGTCAGTAAGGTTAATGATATTTACGCCCCTGAACTGGAAATTGAAGTAAAAAACTGACAAAGCGAGTCCGGGCAATTGAACAGAACGGACTCGAACAATATTTAATACTTCGCCGTCATTATTTACCACATGGTCAGGATTCCGTTGACGATATTGCCGCCGCTATCTGGCTGGATAATCGTCACTGGGAATATACAGGAATTGCTGTGGCCAATGGTGTGGCTAAAGCATTTAAAGGCACAGAATGAAACAGTTAGATTTTACATTAAGCCTGATTGATAAGTTGTCCCGCCCGTTAAAACAGGCACAGAGCAGCGTCACCGGCTTTGCGGAAAAATCAAAAGCGGCCTTTATGCAGATTGGCGGTGGTGTGCTGGCTTTAGCGGGTACAGGAATGGCCATACGGGGTGCGTTATCACCGGCAGTTGAAATGTATGATGCGCTGAATGATGCAGCCGCAAAAGGGATTGATGACCAGGCATTAAAGGCCGTACAGCGCGACGCGCTGCGCTTCAGTACAACTTATGGCGCCAGTGCGGTGGAATTTGTTCAGTCCACTGAAAGTATTAATTCCGCTATTGCCGGGTTGGCCGGTAATGAACTGCCGAAAGTCACAAAAGTCGCTAATACCCTGGCGTTTGCCCTGAAATCCACCGCCGCAGAAACGGCGGAATTTATGGGGCAGATGTTTGGTAATTTTTCCGCCGATGCGGAGCGTCTGGGCAAGGTTCAGTTCGCTGAGCAGCTGGCCGGAAAAATGGTGTATATGCGCAAGGTCTTCGGTACCGAAATGGGCACTATCAAAGACCTGATGGAAGGGGCGCGGGGCGTCGGTACCAACTACGGCGTCGGACTGGATGAACAGCTGGCCGTACTGGGGCAGCTTAACCGCACGCTGGGAACGGAAGCCAGCAGCGCTTACGAAGGCTTTATGACGGGGGCAGTTGAAGGGGCAAAAAAACTGGGTCTGTCCTTTACGGATGCCACCGGCAAAATGCTGTCCATGCCTGAGATGCTGATTAAATTGCAGGGCAAATACGGCAAGAGCCTGGAAGGGAATCTGAAAGCCCAGGCGGAACTGGATGCGGCATTCGGTGACAGTTCGGCTGTGGTCAAACACCTTTACGGTAATGTGGCGCTTCTCCAGAGGAACATCACCGAACTGGGCGGATCTGACGGTCTGAAACGTACGCAGGAGATGGCCAGTAAACTGGTGAAACCGTGGGATCGGTTTGTACAAATCCTGAAAGCTATTCAGACCGTAATAGGGCTGACACTAATCCCGGTATTGTATCCGGTGCTGAATCGTCTGGCGGATATGGGACAGACATTTGCCAGATGGATGCAGCTATTTCCCAACATTGCCCGTGTTATCGGCTACGCAGCTATGGCGTTGCTGGGGTTTGCGGCAGTGGGCGCGGTTGCCAATATTGTGATGGGCGCTTCTAAGTTCATCATGGCAGGTTTACGCGGGATCTGGGTTGCCATGACCGCCGTCACGAAAGCATATACGGCAATGGTATGGTTGGCACAAATTGCTGTTATCGCCTGGAATGCGACGCTTAAATTTTTGCGCGGAGCGTTGCTGGCCGTTCGTATGGCGGCAATCATGGCCGGAATCGGTATTAATCTTATGAGCTGGCCGGTCTTGCTTGTGATCGGGGCGATAGCGTTGCTTGCGGCGGGTTGCTGGTTGCTGATTAAACACTGGGATACGGTGAAAGCAGCTGTTATGGAAACATCCGCGTTTCAGGCATGTGCCAGGGTGGTGGCGTGGCTGGCCGGGGTGTTTTCCACAGCATGGCAATTTATCAGTGAAGGCTGGAACAGTTTTATTGCGCTATTAACAGGGTTTTCACCCTCACAGGCATTAAGTGGACTGGCGTCGGGTATTGTATCCATGTTTGATAATGTCTGGCAGTCCGTTAAAGGTGGTTTTCTGAAATCGTGGAACTGGATTGTTGAGAAGCTGAATAAAATACCCGGCGTTGATATCTCAATGGCTAATGAAACCTCT